CGTGTCATTACATGGGTATATCTTTCTGCGTTTTCTAGTGACGACTCATCATCGCCAATAACAAAATCTTGGGCAGGCACGAACATGGAGCACGGCCTGCCAAGGGTCGGGTCGTAGTAAATCTTTCTGAACGCAGCGCCAGCCAAGGGTAAACTAAACAGCATCTTTTCAGTCTCTGACCTGTATTCAGTCATAACCTCAAGAAGCTGGTAGTTCATGTACTCCTGTACACGATGCGCCTGCTCTGTGATTTCTTCGGTAGCCTCTCCCCAAATTTTTGTTTTTACTGGGCCCTTGGCAGGAAAAATTTCCTGAATTGTCTGAGCTTGAAACCGAACAACAGACTCAGACAAGAGTGGATGAAATACCCCACAGGCTCCGGGCCACGGATTTGTCCGGTCTTCCATTTCAAGCCCGAGAAGATCTAAGCCCTCTTCGTAAGTCCGTTCCCAATCAGCACGACTGCTTCTGTCGTCCTGATACATCTGAATAAGCTTTGAGGCGCAATGCCTTAGATCGTTTTCATCAACGTACTCAGCAAGATTAGAGTCGTGACGATCAAGCATTTCGGTGACAAAATCTTGTGGACTAAAGTCTACTGTTACCGTGCCGTCTTCACTTTCAGTAATGACGATATCCGAGTCGACGATTTCGGCTGTATCATCAATTTCGACCTCCAGATCCTCCTCCACTGGAACTGGCAGGCGAAACTCGGAAAGCAACGTTTTGTCAACAGCCATAATTTATTCCTCGGGCTCTAATAATAATCTGCCCTTCTGTGCCTATAAAAATCTTCTTCCTGATGATCGGATGGAACACGAATAAATCCACCCTGTCGAAATCTTAAAAGAGCTTGAGTGCTCGCATCGACAAGATCATCGTGGTCCCCAGCAGGAAAAGCAGCGAACTGTTCAACGACTTCTTCTGCCCATCTCGTCTTGGGGGCCCAGACAAGACCCGACGAAAAAAGATCTGAAATCGCATTGACTCTGGCAATCTTATCTCTGCCCCGGCTTGGCGTGTACTCGGAGACCGGGATGCCCATCCTGCGTAGCTCAAAGATCAGGGGGGTGCCAGAGGCCTTTGCTTCTACAATAAATGCATCAGGCTCGAACTCTTTATACATCTCATATGCACGGGCCTTCAAGTCTGGAAACTCTAGTCTTTCTTGTAATGCATCAAGCAGAATAATATTAGAGTTACCGTCATCATCATAGAATACGCCCCATGTGGTACAGGCGCTATAGTCTGCTGTTTCTTTTGCAAGAAATGCAGTATCCCATGATTGAATAACAAAATCACATCTCGGGGGATTCTTGCCCTCCCATTGATTCCACCACTCGCGCTTTACGATTGCGCCTTCTTCGGAGGTAGGGTCTTGCTGGTACTGAGCACTCCACTTCGACAGGGGAAGCTCGGCCTTTAGTGCCTCTAGCTGATCGATGGGCCAGAATCCGGGCCACAGGGGTGATCCGCTGGGCAGGATGGCAGGAAGCTCAATGACCTCCCATTCATCTGAGCCACCACGTTCAATTGACGACTTGATGATTTGCCCTGTCAGGTCTCGCTTGGCCCAGCGTGTCATCACAATACAGATGGCACCTCCGGGCTGTAATCTCTGACGGGGTCCAGACGTATACCATTCGTAGGTCTTGTCGTAAATAGACGGATCATTCATCGCAGCTTCCTGCTCAGAATGTGGATCGTCAATGATAAGAACGTCTGCACCTTTACCAGTTACTGCACCGCCAACACCAATAGCGAAGTACTCACCCCTCTTGTTGGTGCTCCACCTACCGGCAGCCTTTGAATCAGATGACAGCGAGACATCCTTGAAGACATCCTGATAATCTTCTGAGTTCACAAGGTTGCGGACCTTACGCCCAAAACCCACAGCAAGTTCTGCTGTGTGAGCAGTCTGGATCACTTTCTTTTCCGGGTACTTGCCCAGAAACCATGCAGGAAAAAGATGGGATGCAAACTCTGACTTTGTATGCCGTGGAGGCATATTAATAATCAGACGCTTCAGTGACCCATCAGCGATGCGGTTGAACGCATCTGACATCACCTTGTGATGCTCGCCTTCAATAAATGCTGGCCACACTACTTTTACAAAAGACAAAAAGTCAGACTTGGCAGACTGTCTTGTCTTTGCATTTTTCAGTTGATCTAAAAGATCTAGTATTTCTACTTGTTGATCTTCCGGCAACCCAGAGATCTGCTGAAATACTTTTACTGGATCAATAGTGGACAGGGACACGGTTTGTTACGCGTCTATCTGTTCTGAGGTATTGTTAGCAATCCCTTACGCCAATCTGGGTTAGCAAGCCTGTATTCTCTTTTTGGGGTACGGCTTCCTGCCCCCACATACTGACCAAGCGGATTAAATATTTCTGTTGGGTCGCCACTATAGGCACGCTCAAAAGCTTCCTGCTTGAGCCTTTCTGTTTCTCGAAGCCTTCTTCGTTCAATGGCTTCCATAATTTCTGGTCCCGCAAAAGTCTCTTTTATGGCTTCTCGTCGTTCTTTTCTGCGTAGTGCTTCTTTTGCTTTCTCGCGACGAATCAAATTTCTCCTTCTCCCGCTAATCTCGCCTCTTCGCCCAGTATCAACATTACGCATTAAATATGTAGCTGCATCTTTACCAGACTCTTCTAGTGTTGCCCTGCCAACATTTATTGCAACATCGCTAGGCACAGCGTTAAGTGCATTTGTTACCGCACTTATAAGTTCATCCCTCGTAGCACCCTGAAACTCTGGCATATCTTGCAGTTCATTTACAATGCTATTGAAATCCAAGCTTGTAGGAATGTTCTCGCCATATACTTCCTCTAGTTGCTCACGATATGTACGCAGATCTCTAACGTCTTCAGGATCATACAAACCCTCTACAGGCAACAATTCTTCAGTTGAATCTGCGCGTAATGGATGATGTGCTGGCACCTCATCCATATCAATCATGCCAGCCCTTCTTTGAATAATTTTGCTTGCAGCGAAGTCCATCTCAGTAGGCTCGTTAAGAAAATCAATTCTCCTCAAAGGACGGTCTGCCTTTGCAATAGCCGGACGCCGATCAATTTCTACATCGTACAGTCCTCTCCCCTCAACGGGCGCAATCCCTTCAAGTCCAGCGCCCTGCTCTCTCATGGAGCGTTGCTGTTGTGGGTACAAAGCCTGTAAAAACTTCTGCTCTGGGGTTAGCGATCTGATTCCCCTGCCGGCATCCAGAGATCTCTGTGTTTCTACAACCCTGTCAACCGCACCACCAAGTCGTTCTGCAAATTCTGCATCTGGCATATCTGGAAACTGCCTACGCACAGCGGCTACTGCATCCGCAGCAGTTTCAGAAGTCATAAATGCACGTTGAACAGCAAAGTCAAATGCATTTCCAGATTTTTCGTCAGAAACCCCACGCACAACACTCTGGAGAGCGCTATCCATTTGTTCTCGGGTCAGGGGCTTTGGCAGATCCTCAACCTCAAGCTTTCCGGCAGCAAACTCATCGCCTCTGCCGGTTACGGCTTCTCTGGCTGCCGCATCATCAATCGGTCTATTTCTGAGAGGCTGACCAAAAGATTCAGGCTGAACTTCGGGGACAAGGGAGGCAATACCCTCTTGCTGTGGAGGCCGTCTTGCCACGCTTGCAGCTTTTTCTGCCTCGACCGTAGCCCTCCTCTGAGCAACATCTGCAAGTTCTTCACGGGAAGAACCCGGAGATCTTCGCAACAAATCTTTAAAAATTTCTGCTGCCCGACCCGATAGTGTTCTTGAGCCAACCCTGATCTGGGCACCCGTCGCAAAGGGCAGTGCAAGGCCACCAAGCCCAAAAAGCGTGCGTACTGGATCTCGGGTGGCAAGGCCTGCCCCAGTGTCATAGAGGTCTTGGGTAAGCCCCACCAAGGGGTTGGTGCCCGCAGCGATTGAGGCAGCCACCTCCGCGCCTGTTTCCGGCTCCAGCAGCGCCATGAGGCGTGCCCGTTGACGGTAGGCTTCTGGACTCCGTGGCATTGACGCCGCCATGCGAAGAACGTCTGCCTGACGACCAGCCTGAATCCTACGAAGGATGTCTTCTTCGTTCGTGGCCATGCTTTATGGATCTAAGTGTTTCTGGAAATACAAGAAGATTTGATCAGCCTTTTCTCTATGGTGATCAGCCTCATCATACTTCTCGTTCATCATGCAAGTCTGGGCCTTCATCATAAGACCGCCATAATGCTTAAGCAAATCAGATTTTCTGAATGACGAAAGGTAGTTTGTTAATTGAGCACCTGAAGGCCAAGTCTTCTTTATCGAATATCCCATGCTCTGCTTTATCAATTACTATCCTAGATAGGTCACACCACATAGCACTGCATTTATCCAGCCCATGTTGTGTCAAGTATTCTTCTAGAATGTGATCTGCCGAAGGACCAATGTACCGCACCTTCTGGTGATTGTTTGTACGGTACAGCTTCTTAATCTTGGAACGAGATCCCCGCATGGCTGCCGTGGAGCGTGTGTAAGCTTCAACGGCCCTGTCGATGACTTCTTCCATCTCCGTGATCACGAAAGGCCTTACAGGCTCTTCTACGGCCAAGTGTCCCCCCACTTGGCATGGTAGTCCCGTGCCAACTTCATGTGATCGTGGATCCCGTGATCCTGAAAAAAGGTCTTGATCCCACGATTGTGCTGATCAATATGGCACATGCGACAAAGGGGGACCAAATGCTCACTGGTACCCCCGGCACCCCGAGATCTCATGTGGGCAGGATCGCTGGGCCCATGCTTGCCACAGGCAGCGCAGGGAAGGGTGCGAATCCACGCAGCCTTGGCACCAAACTGCTCCTCGTATTTCTTGCCCAAAAGCAAATCCCGGCCCGGAGTATATACTAGTATATAATATTATATAATAAAATAAAAAAAAATAAGTGTAATTAAGTCCTTTATATAATAGTATAAGTGTATAACACTCTTTATTATACTAGTATATTATCGATTGCCCTGAGACTTTCATTTTTGGTGCAAAAATTTTCACTGAAAATACGCGTAGTGTCTGCCAATACTAATGGGGGTGAAAGGGTTTTGTAGAATGTGCAGAATTGTGTTTATAGAAAAAACAGCAGCCATCCGGCAGAGGGCCTCCCCCTCCCCACTGGGGGTGCCGGTCCCGGCATTGTGGACCCAGCACTGAACTAGACTTGCACAATCAGACGTGCATATCAAAAGCGTGAGTGTCCGATTTGATGAAGGTGAATCACTCACTTGTCCAACGGAGACAACGATGGCAAAGAAGCACACGATGGCACTGGGACGGATGACGGGAAACGCAACCGTCACTGCTCGTCCGAACAAGGACGGCACGGTTCGTCTGACCTACAGCCGCACGGTGCCCGCCGAGGAGGCCAGAGCGTTCTGGGTCAAGCAGCGGGATCTGGAGCTGACCACCCCCCTCGCTGAAGAGGGGGCGTGACATGGAATCTCCAGACACGAGGAGTGCGGTGACGGAGTATTTGGCGGTGCGTGACGCCCTGCGTGCCCGCAAAAAGTACGAGATAGCCTGCGAGAGGCTGTACGACTTCCTGCTCGTAGATTTCCCGGAGCTGGAAGAGATGCTGAAGATCGGCAAGCGCGGCTCAAAAGTACGCCAAGAAGAGCGTAGAGAGCGTGAAGAAGGAGGTGCGGCATAAACTTTCATATCAACTGCGTCAGTGGTTGATTTCTCAGAGTGGAAGTCGTTCCACTCACTCACTGATCCATCCCCAAGGAGGAATCATGGATCTGAAGCACCTCACTCCCGAAATCATCGGGAAAGTGTCGGAGTTCGCTGGCAAGTCTCTCGACTGCATCGTCGCCTCGACGAAGTCGAAAGCTGCCGACGCATCAGCGGCTTTCACCATGCTGAGCCTGATGCGCGACCTCGTGAACACCAAGGCCGAAGAGGCCACCATCCTCAACACGTACAAGTACGGGTTGCAGGAATGTCGCGAGGCAGCAGTCGAGGCTTACGACGAGGGCACGTACGTCCTGTCCAAGCCCACAGGTAAGGCGTCGACAGACAGGAAGACCGCCGGTCAGGCTGGTGCAGCGCGTATGCTCACCTACGCCAAGCATCTGGCTCTCCTGTCGTGGGCAATCACCACCGACTACGCTCTTGCTACGGATTCCGTGGCCGAAGCCAAGTCGGGTCTGTCCACAATGGCCGACAGGTCGAGGCTGCTGCAAGACGCCTTCGACCGTGCCATGCTCGTTCCATCCAAGACCAAGGTGAAGATGGTCTCGCTGGGTGGCATGGAGTGGGATCTCGAATTCGTCGAGGGCCTGAAAGACGAGGAGAAGGCCATGATCGGCTTCACCGACTCGTCGGACACCATCAACCGGGAGCTTGGTGCGACGTACAAGCGCCTTCAGCACCAGATGGCGCTCGCGAAGCTGCGTAATCGTCACAACAGCGGCACCATGAGCCGCTGGCGCAGGGAGCTGGGCCTTCCTGAAATCTCAGGCAACGCCTAGCAGGTCGTAGATCGGGGGGAGTCGCTGGCTTCGGTCAGTGGCTCCCCCCTTTCTTGTGCTCGCGATGAGTCCCCGCCACGTTCGACCACGCAGAAACACTGCGTCGGGGCCCCTGTAAGCTTCGCCACAGTCGCGGCGGCCACCCCACCCCACCCCGCCCCGGCCCGCGTCACGCAAAGCACCGTCAACAATCGGGCAAAAATTTTTTGCCGTCTGTTTTGGTGGGTGTGTGAGGCGTTACGCAAAGCACCGTCAGAAGCCGGAGACGCCCGCCTAAGACGTTTCGTGGCCCGAGCCCTTATATCCCCCCATAAACGGGTCTGAAGTGCGTTAGAGAGCCTTCTGTGCGCTCCCTACCACATTTCTTTGGGCTATCAGTGCTCTGCCCCGAACATCTCCTCCAACCTCTGCTTCAGCTCACGCTCCACATCTTCCGGCTTCCTGTGTTCGACTGTCAGCCGTGTACTCTCCTCGAATATTCCTTCTGACTTACCTAGCAATTCGAGAGCACGTACCCGTGTGCTTGGTGGGTTGGATTCATCCATTGCTTCATCTGCCAGACGTTCAAGAATCCATTTGCCCGTGAGCTTTTTGTGGGCCTTCTTGGTTTCCTTGTTGTCTGCTTTCAGCTCCTCGACTGCACGTTGCACACGCTCGTCCTTCATCATGCGTGATGCTTCGACTGCGAGGGCGGGCTTGCTGTAGTTCTCCGCGCCGTATGCCTTCCGGTATGACTCTGAATACGTGAGTCCCTTGGCAACGAATCCGGCGAACGCCATCTGTTTCGGCGTTAGGGGTCTGTCCTTTTCCATACCACACGCTACACCTGTTTACGCCCCTTAGCAAGATGGCAAAAATTTTTTGCTGTTGTGTTTGTTTGCAGGCAAATACTAACGATAGCAAATACTAAAGACTTGACAAACTTATCACATTATACTAGATTTATATTGTGAGAAATCAGTTACGTCTCTCGCGCCGCCAGGGCGGCTATGTGTGTGGGGAGACGTGTGCCCATAAGTCACGGGCAAAAATTTTTTGCTTCTCTAGCCAAGGCCTAGACCATGACAGCCGAGCAATACTTTCAGCAACGCGAGAGTATACGGCGCAGCGTTAGCGCAGTCGTGCCCGAGTCTCTGCGGCGTGTCGATCCCATCGCATACCGCAAGGCTCTAGCTGCCGACTCCGTAGCTGCTGCCGAGCGCATCGTTCGACGGTACGCTGACCAACTCTCCATCCCTGTCGTTCAGAGCTTCCGGTCTCGCAAGCGTGACCAGATGAAGTTTCTTCGCACGACAAGCCAGTTCTCTCAGGACAACAGCGACCCACGCACGTTCGAGCATCGTGAGCCGGTGCCCACGGGCGCAGTCGAGTCCTTCAGTCCTGACGCGCACAAGCCGAAGCGCAAGACGCGCCGCCGTCCTGCCCATACCATCGCTGTCCCGACGACCGAGTACATCGGTCTCCCATTCAATGCCCGTCCGACTTCGGAGCTTGAGGGCTGACAACAGGCAAAAATTATTTGCCAAAGGAGGAAACATGGTAGATGTAGCACTCGCCTTCGCCAAAGGCGAACACGTTCACGATGTCTACAACCCGTTCGTAATTCAGATCGGGTCAACGACAGAGATCAGGCTCACGTACTCGCAGGCCATGAATCTTTTTCATCGTCTGGGAAAATGCATCCATGCGTACGAGACAACGGAGGACCCAGACCAGTACGGCACGTTCTCATGGTCTGCCTCTGCTTCGATGCGCGAAGCCCAGCTCCTTGCGTACAAGCCGAGGGCGATCATCCGGTCAGGCTATGACCACCACCACCCAGAGGCGGGCAAATAAAATTTGCCAAAGGATGCTGTGATGAGAAAGGATTGCCAACGTACGTTAGATGCGTGGATCAAAGACGAGCCCTTCGGCAAGCGAGGGGATTCGATCTGGACAGATGGAGACGGGATCTACTCGTACAGCACATGGATTGTGTGCGAGTGCTACGGGCGTCTCCCGACGTATTCGTTCAACGCGACGAAGTACAGCCAGACGACCACAACCCACCAGAACGCGATCCGCGCATACATGGAGAGCCACGGGTTCAACTTGCGGGTGTACTACCACGTACCAATGGGCACCTCCTACAAGGTGCCAGAGCTAGGGGGGTATTGAAGATGAGCACCAAGCTGAGAGATGATTTCGTGTCGATGTTCAGGGTACACTTTGCCAAGCATCCAGAGACCCATGTCCCAATTCCCCCTTCGGGGTG